ACGACAGTCGGCTTTTGCGCCGGGGAAATGCCAATGACTTGCGCCTGTGCGGCGCTGATGAGCGCAAAGGCTAGAGCAGCGGAAAGAAGACGCTTCATTTAGCATCCTTTCGCGGAGCGTATGAATTGAGGATGCTGACGGCTACCAGCGTATACATTTGCCAAAGAGGGACGCCGTCGTTCGTGTGCACATATCCGCCTGACACGCGGCGCGGCTCCCCGGCATGGCAGATAGTTTCAGGGTCAAGGTCGGGGTTTTGTTGCTCGCAAATGAGGCGAGCGAGTCTTTCAACTTCAGTCACTTCACGTCTCCCGAGAACATCGCCGTGGCGCTCGCCGTCTTTGTGAAGCAGCCAGTCGTTGAGAAGACCGCCGTGATGCCCGTCGAGAAGGCTTCCGGCGGATTGACGCTCACGCCGACCGTCGCGCCAGCCGGGACAGCCACGCATTTAACCGGCGTCACCGCGCCATCAACAGGAGCCGACGTGGCGTTGAAAATCATCACATAGCCAGCCGCAGCGCCCGTCGTGACCTGATAGGCGTAAAGATTGCCAGCCGAGGCTTTGAACACCTTGCTCGCTTCAGCCGCCGAACTGACCACAGGCGTTAGCCCAGTGATAGCGGAAGGCGATGGCGATTGCGTGGTGAGCAGATTGCCAGCCGAGTCGCATTGGATGATGACCAAGCCCTGGTCTGCGAGAGACGGCGAGGTCGCGTTGTATTTGCAGTCGACGGCGAGCGCTGGGGTGGAAAACAGCGCCAGCAGACCGGCAAAGATAAGCGTGCGGTTCATTCTTGCCTCTTGCGAGTTAGATTGTCTTACTGTAAGACTGTCTTATGTCTAAGATCTGGGACCGCATTCAGCGATACGAGGCCGGCAAATGCCAATCTTCTCAACTAAATCCCCTGCAGAATATTCCTACGCCAGAACAACCACTCCCCACACCGCCCGAAAGCGATTCAAGTGTCTCTCCTGTGGCGGAGAAAGCTTCTACCTCAACACCAAAGGATGGGAAGTTGAAGCAACCTGCTCTGCGTGCTCAGACAGACGCTCAACCGGGGATCTCGAAGAAGAAACAATCTGTCGGTCAATGCGTAACCCCGCGCCCTAGAGCACCGAACAACACCTTCGATAAGAAGGCTTACATGCGTGAATATATGAGGTTTTACCGAAGACAGAAGGAACGCAGGGATGAGCAGTAAGCGCTGGCAAGACGCGATTGACGCGGAGAACGAAGCCGTTGAGCGCAGAGCGCGCGAGTCAGATATCCAAGACGCCAGAGACGCCGCCATGCTCGCCATCGATACGTCCTACAACGGCGATGAGACAGAGAAAGCTTGGACAGAAGAATGGCTGCTTAAGGCTTGGCGAGCGAACAAGACAGAAGGAGAAGCGTGAATGCCAGAGTGCCTTGCCTTGCGGATAATCTACGAACACGAGCGTTTTCGTAAATTCATTGCTGATCTTCAAGCCATCGTTAACCGCATTGAACTGCGCCAAATCCAAAAGATTGTGATAGACGCGGAATATAAGAGAGACGCCTTCAAGTTCATGGTTTTTGGTGTCAGGCCAAAGTCGGGGCCAAATGATTTCACCTAACTAACCGCCCATGAAGGCGTAACGCCCGCCACTCAACGGCTCCCGCTGCCTCTTTGGCTTGGTCGTCTGTGGAAGCTCATACACCACACAGCCTAGGCCGAAAGCATCCGCAGCATGAGACGCCCAATCATGCTCCGGCCCTAGATCAATCCCCCGAGCCTCATCTGTCCGCGCATGATACGCGCCGATCGCTTCTAAGCCGCCCTGCGTCGCGGTATCGAACCACATGCTAGGAAAGAGCCGGCGAGCAGCTTCAACGCGCTGTAGGGCCGCGCCCTTGCCTTGGTTGGGAACAACCAGCGTTTCGAACCCTGCGTCTCTCAAAGCGCTATCATAGGAGACGTCATAAACCTTGTCGTTCGACGCCCCGTCGTGCGGAAGTATGCACAGCGCGCTTGTGTAGCCGTTGTCTCTGAGCCAGCGGACATGAGAGGCGAGAGGCTGACCTTTTGCCTCGTAGTAGTCCAGCCAGCGAATCTCACGGCCGATGAATTGACAGATCCAGATCGAACACGCATCCGCTTTAGCCCCAGTCCCGCCGATGTCCCACACAGCCCGTAACGTCATCAGCGGATCAGCGGCGACGTGGCCTATTCTGCCTTGCGACCTTGCCGCAGCCAATTGCCTCGCGTAATAGGCGCCAGCCATGACCGTCTGATATTCGCCTTCCCAAATGTGGGGGTAGAAATCAGGCCGCTCGATTAAGTCCCTCTGCCTCTCGCGTTCCAACTTCGCCGGAAACCACGGGTTATCCCGCCAGTTCATCTCGACGCATTTGACCAGCGGGTCAGACGAATGACGGAACCGGCTTTCGACAGCCGCCAACTTGCGCTTAGGGTTCCATGTCGCCCAGAGCTCACTGTCTTCCTCGCGCAGCGTCGGTATCAGGATCTGCCATGCTTCTTCGGTGACAGGCTCAGCCTCATCAACCCAGCAGAGCAAAATCCTGGACTTTGACTTGATGCTTTCGATCGAGCGATCCAAGCCGGAGAACCGATAACTGATGCGCCCGCTTCTGGTCTTGATGTATTTGTCGCCGATATCGAACTGCGCTTCCAGCCAGTCCTCAGACCGAATCGCCGCTTTGATCTCCTCAAGAGAGCTATCGTCCAGCGAGTTCATGTACTGTCGGCCGCCGAGAATGATCCCCTCTCGGCCCTCGACATCCCACATATAGGCGCGGATGGCAGTCATCTTGGCGAAGGACCGGGTCTTCGCCGATCCTCTCCCGCCGTGAGACGCCCTTACGTCCGCCTTCCCAGTGAAGACTGGAATGAGCTTCTGGGGTAGCTCAATTTGAACTTTTGCCATCAGCCCCGGCGGGAATCGTGACAAGACCAATGATGAATGCATAAATATCCCCGGCCACGCCTCGCCTTTGCCGCCCGAGCGCGGCGTTCGCGACGGTTGCCGTCACCGCCTATCTTCCCAACACCAAAACTACCATTCCCCACAGACACGACCACCATCTTACGCCCGCTAAGACGGATTATATCTCCCACGAGATAGCAGTGGCTTGGCGCAGATACGGTCACTTTCCACCGTCAGGCGCTACAAGCTCAATACGAGTGATCTCAATCGGCCCTCCATCCTTGCCGGTATGCTCTACCGCAGTTAGCTTAGGATGAATGTAGGGGGCGGCGTCTCTAGCCGCGTCTTGCGCAGCCTGCCTAAACCCTGCCGTCTTTTTAACCTGAGCTAGGAGAAACTTGAACTGGTCTTCAGGCGAAGCGTTAGCGGGAAACTGCTCAGAAAACTCTGATGCTGTCAGGCCCTCAAGGGTTGCCTCAGCGTCAATCGCCACCCTTTGAAAGTGGCGCATATTCTCCAGCATCACTTCTAGCGGCGTCTTGCCAGTCTCCAGAGCCTGTTCGGCGATAGCCCGCGTTCTCTTTGTTAGAGCGCCGGCCTTGCGACCAGCCCCAATCCGCTTGCCGCCGTGGCTAGTCGCCATCTTGACTGCTCTTGATTAAATTCAACACTGAACGGCCACGCCCACGCTGAGACAATCCTTTGCCGGTAGGGTTAGGCATTGGGCTTGCAGACGCGCATTAGGCTCCCCAATAACCGCCGTTAGCGGCCTGTTGAACGAAAATATCTTCTGCAGCCATGCCGTAGGTATTGATAATCAAAACCCACGCCCGCCGGTAGACGGCACTCATGCGGTGGCCGCAAGCGAGCCATAGTAATTCCATCCTATCGCTCTGATCTTGAATAAGCCGGCGGCAGCGCTCGTGTTCAGCCAACATCACGCCGCGTCCATCTTCGCCGTCGCCTCGACAAGCGCAGCGTTGGCCTCATCGCGCTCAGCCATCACAGCAGTGAGCTGGTCCTTCAGAGGCTGGACTTCCGAGGATAGCGCGGACTGGCGCGCCATAAAGCCGTCGAGCGCAACCTTAAACGCTTCAGTCTGAGCGGACATGAGCTTTAGCCTTTCGATGAGGATGAGATTTCCTTGGGCGAGGATGCGCAGATCGCGGCGGATGGCGTTGAGCGCGTTAAATGGCCACATTGGTGCGCCCACGAAAAAGCCGGGCCGCTTTTCCAAGCTCCCGGCATTAATCTCTCGATTAACCGAACTCATAGCTTAAGTTGCGGCAACAATCAAGGCGGCCACCCCACCTTATCCCAATATTCTGCAAGTTCGCCCAATGCCCATCGAAACTGGCGAGCGACGCTGGACTTCGGATGCTTCTCCCCACGGGCTGAAAAGCGCCGCATGTCCTTAAACTGCTGCCCGTCGCAGAGCACAGCGCGCAAGACCAGGGCTGGTTTGTCGCCGAGCGCCCATCGGATAGCCTCCTGCATGTCGACGGCCTCGCGCACAGCCTCGATGCGCCGAACCATTGCTAGATCACGATCCCCGCGCCCACTGGACGCCTCAAGTAACCCTGACGCTACCCCTATGGCCGCGCGCTCGCAAACAGCCATTTATGCCCTTCCTGCGAGATATGCAGGCTCGCTTATGCGTCCGAATGAGCGCTCGCATTCGAGCGGGTCGGTCAAGCGGTTTACGGCGGCGCGCTGGCGCTTCAGCTTTTCCTTGCCGATATTGGTCGGGTCAGAAATAGCGGCTTCGACGATCTCGATCTTCCCGCGCATCGAACGCGGCGCTCGCGGGAGGTCCGGCCCCGGATGCGTCGAGTCAGCGATACGGTCGTAACGGCCAAGCGCGCGGTTGCTCATGCTGCCTCTCGTAGGGCCTTTGCCCAGTCGAATGTGCCGAGACGACGCCGGCGAACAACAATCACGATACGCGAGCGGACTATGCGGCGCTCAACGCTGAATAGGCGA